TACGACGAGCAAGTGCAATCCTGCTTCCGTAAGTTGTTACAAGAAGTAACATCTAGACCTTGGTTCGCTCAGCAATATTCCGATAAACCGGGTGACTTGGCTGTCCGAGACTTTGTGGCAGAAGTTTTGGAAGAAATGCCCCTGGACGATATATATGTGGGAATGGCTGAGGCTATGATTACTGGTTTCTCCGTTGGGGAAATCATGTGGAAGAAGACAAAACGCGGAGTTATCCCATTTGATGTGCGTATGCGTGACCAACGCAGGTTTGTCTTTCAAGAAGAGGAAGATGCCGTAAATGGTTTTACGATGCGATGCTTGACCTTCAATCGCATGTTTGAAGGTGTGGAACTACCTCAACGTAAGTTTATTGTAAGTCGTTATTGGGTATCTCACAATGGTGACCCGTATGGTTCTGCTCTGGGTCGGATTCTTTACCCTCTTGTTAAGTTTAGGCGTCGTGCAATCGAATCATATGTCCTCTACGGCGACCGTTACGCGACGCCGACTGCTGTTGCTAAAGCACCCCTCTCAGCAAGTACTAGAGAACTGGATACGCTCTACGGTCACCTTTCCAATCTAAGTCAAGAGACGGCAATGATTTTGCCGGAAGGTTATGAATTGGAGTTTGTGGTTCCCTCCGGTTCTCCAGAAGTTTTCAAAAATCTAATCGAATACATTGACAAAGAAATCTCTCTAGTTATATGCGGAGAGAATGAAGCGGGTCAAGCCGAAGCAGGTTCCCGTGCATCCTCTCAAGTGGCAAACACGGTGCGTGTGGTCCGAGCAAGTGAACTCTCCGAAGCAATCTCCCACACCCTTACACAGACTCTTGTACGTTGGATTGTCGACTTAAACTTTGGCACTGATGTAGCAGCTCCCTCTTTGACACGGGAGTTTCGCATCGAGGAGTCCTCAATCACTGTGCCTGACTTGTCCCTTCTTATTCAATCCGGATACACCCCCCGCAAGGAATGGATTGAGCGCCACTTCCGCGTTGAGTTGGAAGAGAAAGGACCAGAAGGTGCTGCGGCTGAGGAAGAAAGTACAACTTTTGATGCCAAAAAAGACCAAGATATTTTTGGAGACATATTCGGTGGTGGTGGCACCGACCCCAATGCCCCCGGTGCTCCATCTGGGCAAGCCGCCGCTGAAGGCGAAATGGCAAAAGCTGGTGCAGAGATGGAAATGCCCGCCGGGGCAACCCCTGAGGAGTCTCAGTCGGATGCTATCGGGGAACCTTCCCTTGAAGACCAAACTGCTGCAATCACCGGTGAGTCCGGACCCGCTGCCGGAGCTACTCCCGAGGAATCTCAGTCTGACACAGAGATGTCGGATGAGGAGATTGCAGACTTGCTAAACATGGGCGACGAGCAACAACCACAGAAACCATTTGGTAATGAGAAGATTACCGAAGACCAAGCAGTTGAGATGGATAAAAAGTAGGGTAAAAAATAAACATGGATCACTAACTAAACACAGTGTTTACGAAAAAAGTTCATGTGTTTCGTGCGGGCGATCAGACCTCTGCTCAAGGGGTCCAGAGGAATTTCTCCCCGAAAGACCTCGATCAAGTCGTAAAAACTTACGACCCCTCGATACACGAAGCACCCTTAGTAATCGGTCATTCAGGGGATAACGACAGTACCCCCGCCTACGGTTGGATTCAAGGTTTTTCCCGTCAAGGGGATAACCTGTATGCGGATGTGGCCTTCACTGATGCTGCTAAGGATCTAGTCAAGGATGGTCATTACCGCAAAGTTTCCATATCGTTCTATTCCCCTGACTCTGCCATAAACCCGCATAAAGGGAAGTGGACCGCTAGACATTTAGCTTTGCTGGGGGCTTCACCTCCGGCAGTAAAAGGTTTGGAACCCTTCAACTTCGCTGAAGTTGATGGTGTTTTTGACTATGCTGTTGCTTTAGCTCCTTCCGACATCTTTGATGACGAACTTGGACCGACGCTTATCGTTGAGAAAAGTCCGCTTCAAATGTTACAGGAAAAACTTGCTGCAGTTCGTGACGACGTTTCGAGCGCCGTTCAAGATATGCAAGCAAGTTCACAAAACCAACCTGTGAACCAACTACAGGATGTTGCCGGTTCGTCTGTAACCAGCGAGCCGGAAGCGGCTCAAATGGCCAACCCTGAATCAACACAATACTCAGAAAACAAGAAAACCGTGGGTCGTGAAGGCACTGAAATCGCTCAGCAAACGGCTGACCTCGAAAATCAATTTCCGGAAGAGGAATTTATGGACCAAGGAAGTATCAGCCGGAAGCGTGCCAAAGGCGCCAACGGCCAAGTTATGCAAGTCGTAGAAAACGTCTACGAGGAATCTCACAAAGAATCGACCGATGAGCGCAAAGCCGCCGCTGATCGTGCCGCTGAGGCCAAACGCCTCAGTAAAGAAGGCAAGTCAGGCGAGGCCAAAATGGCCAAACGTTTTGGTAAGGAAGAAGACAAACTCATTTCTGAAGACCATAAAGAGCTGACCCCTGCTCAGCGCAAAATGGATAAGAACAAGAATGGCAAGATTGACGGTGAAGACATGAAAATGCTTCACAACGATCATTCCGAACTTGAGTACGACGAAGTTTCCTACAAAACCAACCCCTCTCAAGGTGTGGTCAAGTTTGGTAAAAAGTCTGAGCCCAGCGATGATGATGACACCGGTCGTTATGAGACCGCTCGTTCTGCCGACAACGGTTATGTTGACCGCATGAAGACCGGCAAGTCTGGTGCTGACGGTGCCACTGGCCGTTTCAAGACCGCCAAGAGTGGCGCTCAAGATATGGACCGTCTTGATACTCCCCATAGTGGTGAGCAAGATGCCGACCGCCTGAACACCGCTGAAGCCGGTCCCGATGGTGACGGTTTCTCCCGTTGGGCCGGTCAGCAAGATGGTTACGACCAAGTCAGCAACATGGACCAGTATGATGCTGGCCTGAGCGACTACCCTGATGGTGTTCAACCGAAGATGTCTACCGGCACTGATCCTTACGGTCGTGACGAGACTGAAACCAAAATGCCTACCGAATCCGAAGAAATGCCGGATGACGAAATCTTTGCGGTGAAAACCGTCAACGTAATGTCTGATGGGTCCATGCGCGTTATTCGCCAGAAATCCTCTGATGCTCGCGCCAAAGCCGTTGGCACTCACAATGTGCTGTACTCAGAAGGCCCCCAAGCCGACGAAATGACTACCGAAGACGGTGTGACAACCGCCAAGAAGTCAATGCGTGGCAACAAGATGGTTGAACATGCTGAATACGACCAAGGCGAAGGCGGTGGCGGTAGCCTCGACTCCCTTCGTGCAGAGATTGGTGATGGTAAGAAGTCCAAGAACAAGCAACTGATTCCAGGTGCTATGGACACCACCGATGAAGCTGCTCAAATCGTTGGTCCTGACGGTGCTTTTGCTGAGTCCTACCGTGGTGAAAAGAAATCTACCGCCAAGCAACTGACTCCTGGGGCTATGGATCAGATTGACGAAGCCGATGAAACCGTGGGACCTGACGGTGCCTACGGCGAAGCTTCTCTGGAATCCCTCCGTGAGAACATTGGCGATGGCAAGAAATCCAACAAGAAGCAACTAACTCCAGGTGCTCAAGGCGAACTTGACGATCCCGCACAAGTTACCATGCGCTCCGGCGGTGTAACTGGTGGTGCTGACCACGGCGAAGGTTGCGGCGGCGGTAAGAAGAACCCTTACACCAAGACTGGTTTTGGTTCTACTTACGATGAGGACGGTGAAGGCGACGACGGCGTAGATGAAGGTGACGAGAGCTACAACGAAATGTCTGCCGACCATTGCGGCATGAACTATACAGGTATGGGGTCTATGTCTATGGACCAACCCCGTGCTATGGGTTACCCGACCCAAATGTACGATGAACTCACGCGCCTCAAGCAGGAACACGCTGAGCTTCAACGCATGTACATGGAGGAGAAGCTAAGCAGCCGTCGCAGCAAGATTTCCAACTTTGTAGAAGCTCTCTACGAAGAAGGTCGCATGACTGATGGCATTATGCCTCAGGCTGAGCTTCAGTCTTACTGCGAAGGTCTTGAGTTCGGTACTCTTGAGTTCTCCGAAGGCGAAACCGCCGCTAGCAAACTGCTTGGTCTCTTGAGCAAGCTTCCCCCGATGGTCTCCTTCGGTGAAGTTGCTGGTGGTACCTTCCAGTATGCTGAAGATGACCTCGACCCTCATGCCCGTGCTCTGAAACTTGTTGAAGAGTCCGAAGGTAAGGTTGACTACGTCGAAGCTCTCAAGAAGACAATGTTCTCCTGAGGTAAGTAAATGGACCTTCTATCAATGGTCAGCATGGCCACCAAAAGGAGGTCTGACTATTTTAGTCAAGCAAAAGACCTGGCAAGCAAATACAAGACTCAGCCTAATCTGGAAGAACAGATGGCAAAGCAGTCGAAGTTGCTGGTTGTCGGGTTACGGGACAAGCAAATGAGGTGGGATGAGTACGAGAGATCAATGCTCGACAAAACTCTCATCTCTGCGCTTGCCGCATTTATTTTAGGAGTTGGCCCAGATAAAGCCAACCAGAAAATTGAAAAGGCGTGGCCAATCGTTGTTGGCGATATGCTACCGCCCCTGACAAAGTTTTTGGCAGAGACCAAAGAATATATTGACAACGGGACCCTCATACTGGGGGATCAAACTCTGGATTTTGCAGATTACAATCTCCTTGGAGCTATACCTGGAGCAATAGACCTTGCAAGTGATGAGCTAAACGGCATCAATCCCGAAGAGGAAGGTACTATGGAAGCCAGTAAATCACTTGCTCAAGGTCAAACATGGCCTTCTTTGGCCTCACGGGTTTCTAGATATCTTGCTTCTCCCACTTTTTCTTTCTTCAATCTTGGGCAATACATGGTATCCCAAGACTTAGGATTCAAAGAAATGCGTAGGATAGCAAAAAGAGATAAGAAAACTTGTATTGACTGTAAAAGATATGATGGCGCTGGTTGGGCTCCAATAGGTGAGTTACCTATGCCTGGAAAAGGTTGTCGGTGCTATGACCGGTGTCGTTGTGATATTGAATACCGTTAGGGTAAAAACCTGACATGCAAACTAGGTAAAAAACCATTCCTAGAGCAAACTAAATTGAAGACCCTTATCTAAGATACAAAATGACGATTAACACTGGACCCATCTACGGAAAGCAGTACATCCGTTACGCTGAGACATGGGAAGCACCCGCCAACAACCAGGCTGGAGCTATTGGTACTGTTGATGTTGGTGAACTTCGTGCTGTTAGCTACGCCACCTGGGCTGGCCCTAACTATGCTGCTCCTGGCGATGCTTTCAACCCTGCTGCCGCTCAGGCAACCATCGTTGGTATCAACCAGGCTTACATGCCTTTCGCATCAGTTCAACCTCAAACTGCCCGTCAACTGACTGTGGCAACTTCCGGTCTGCTTCTGGTCGAGCAAGATCCTGCTTCCCCTTTCACCACTCCTGCCAGCTTGAACGCTCCTTTGGCTATCAACGCCGCTGGTCAAGCTCGTTTGGGTGGTACCGCTGTTACCCTCGACGGCACCGTTCCTCGCATCCGCGAGGTCGTTACCATCGGTGGCCGTAACCTCGTCCTCGTTTCATTCGCCTGATTTTTAATCTGGCTTTCACTAGGCTGGGCATCTTTGGTGTAAGTCCCAGCCCTGGTTGCAACCATTTGAAGACAATTTTTAATTTCGGAGTTTACCTCCCATGATGAATCTCTCGCAAACCTATGCGGGCGTAGATCCTATTCTGACTACGCTGGCACAAGGTTTTATGCTTCCGGCGACTAACATCGCCAACTTTATCGCTCCCGTTGTTGACACCCCTACTCGTGCTGGTCGCATTTTGCGCTTTGGCAAAGAGCAGTTCGCCATCAACGACTTCCGTCGCGCTTACGGCACAAACATTCCTTATGTTCAAAGCCGTTACGATTCCGAGCCCTATGCTCTGGAACAAGAAGTCGTGGCTTGGGAACTTCCCGAAGAAGTCATCGAGAACGCTGGTGAAGGCCCCGCTCAGGTTGACCTGCGTGCGATTGAAACTCGCAACGCTATGTCCCGCCTGATGAATGCTTACGAGTATAGCGTTTCTCAAGCCGTTACCGTTGTTCCCGGCTATAACCCTTACGAAGATCCTATTCCCGCCGCTGGTTCACAAACCGGACTGGGCTTCCTGACCTGGACCACTTTCAACACCGCTTACGGTGCTGCCTCTGGCCCTGCTGCTTGGTCTTCCGCAACATCTAACCCGATTGAAGACGTCCTGAGCCTCAAGCGTTCGGTCGCCAACCAAATCGGTATTCGTCCTAACTCGATGGTTCTTGGAACCGCCGTGTTTGACCAACTGCTGACCAACAGCGCTATCCTTGAGCGTATCAAGTACACGACTGCTGACAGCATCGACACCGACATGCTTGCCCGTTATTTCGGTCTTGAGCGTGGTCTGCGTGTGGCTGAAGGTCGTTATCTGGCAGATGACGGTACTCTGCAACCTGTGTTCCCTGAGAACGGCATCCTGTTGTTCTACAGCCCGAATGGTCCTAGCGACAGTGTTATGCCCGCTGGTGGCGCTAACGCCGCTACCCCCGCCTTCTCTTACACTTACCAGCTGACCGGCACCCCTGCCGTTCGCCCTGAGTATTACATCCGTGAGCGTCGCGTGGTTCGTGCTGAAATCACTGTTGAGCGTATCATTAACCTCGTTGGTCTCGGTGCCAACGGAGCTATCGGTTCGGGAGCTATGGTCACCGACATCCTGTCCTGATTAGGAAGGAATACTAAGGAGGTGTTTTCATGGCTATTCTTCGTCCATTAACAAAAGCGCAGTACATCGTTACGTTTGCTGCCCTCGGGGGACCCTCATTCGTGGCGGTCTTCACCAAGTTCGGCGGAATCAATGATTCTTCGGACACCAGCACCTATGCAAACGGTACTGGAAACCGCATCTACCACCTTGTTGGCCCTCGGACTGCCGACAATGTTCAACTTACAGCACCTTACGATCCGGCTATTTTCAAACAACTTGAGCAGTTTTGGTTAACCTATAACTGTCAACCGATTACAATCACTATCACTCCTAAGAGTTGTGATGGTGAGGGAGGTGCTCCTGGCGGTGGCGAATACATTTGTTACGAGTGTCAGTTTGTGTCTATCGTAACCGGTGAAGTTGATAGGGAATCCGCTGATGTGCAAACCATCGAGGTTGAATTTACCGTCAACTACTGGTCGCGCACCTGATAAAAACCTATATAACTTATCTGACCCTGGCTTCGGCTGGGGTCTTTTTGTAGGTAGGGTAAAACCATTAAAAGCATCCAATCCGAAAGGGATTCATGGCAAAGACGACATTTTCTAGTGGCGTCATCGTTACTTCACAATGGTTGAACGGTGCCCAACAAATATACTTTGACGGCCAAGACTTGGATTGGCATTATCCCCCCCTGGGTTTAAGTTCTCTTGTAATCTCAGGCCCTAACGGTTTAGATAACCGGTATATAACTTTAGGAACTGACCAACCTACTGTTGTTGCAGGGGTTTATCAGTCAGGTATATCAATCAGCGGTAGCAAAGTTGTTACAGGACCGTGGGGATATGGGTACGATCCTTCTCTGGTTGGTAACCCGGCCAACATAATTGCTAATGCACCAAAAAGCTTCACAACCAATAGTAAGTACGATAATGCCGGAGGAAATAATCCTTCCACTATTCCACAGAGGTGGGCAGCGTTGGCCGCTGAAGATCTTGTAACAAAAAAGACTGTAGATGAGTTTCTTAGTTATAGTTTAGATACCCTGAATATTGATAACGGTATTTACGAATCTGCCACCAATCCTGCTTGTCATAACTATAGTGTAGGTACCGGCAACTCAGACACTATCTGCCCCTTTTAGGAGGGTAAATCATGGCTCGCTACGCACCACTGCCCTCAGTATCAATTGACCCTCGTAACGAAGCTGAGATAGTTCAAGCTGCATCTCAAGTTGTATACGACGCATCTAATCAAACTCTTAATGATTTTTCTACCGGTAACCCGTTATCCGCATTAATTCAAGGGCAAGCATTTGCACAGGGGGAATTTCTTTTTTGGGCAAATCAACTTCCTCAAGAAATTCTTATAAACTGGATTGGTCCTTTTTTGGGTGCCATGCGCCGCCTAGGGTCTTCTGCGGTTGCACAACTTACCGTAAATATCTCCCCAAGTAACACCGACACTATAATACCTGCTGGAACCAATTTTACAACCAACTCTCAACTAACAAACGGTCAAACAATTACTTTTATTACTACGGAGAGGTATACTATTCCTGCGGGTCGTTCAACCATAAACATAACAGTAGCGTCTCAATATGTCGGTTCTCAATATAACTGTCCTGCAAATTCTATAACAGGCGCCCCTGCAATAGGTATTGCAGGTTTATCTGTAACAAATCCTCAACCTGCTGTTGGGGGGTCAGACGTTGAGACTTACGATGAAGTACAGCAACGTTTCTTTACGCTGATACGTAGAAAAAATCCTGTAAGTCAAGAAGATTGGCAAGGATTTTTTGAAGATTTTTACGGTGCGGGTACTTTAACTTCTGTTCAACCTAATAGGCCTAACGAAGGAACTTATAATTACCTGACTGACTATGTTCTACCTAATGGGCAAGTTTCTTTCTTTGTTCTTGGTCCCGGAGGTATTGAACTTAATCAGGTGCAACTAGAGCGTGGTCAAAACGCTGTAAATTTTGCTGTCCCCATTGAAAATCAAGGACACCTATACCCCTTTACTCTAAGTCAAGTCCAGTACGACATTACTCTTGAAGTTGACGCCAATAGCTCCTACGGGGTTAATTTACGGGACACCTCTTTAAATTTCAGGGACCGACTTTTTTCTATTCTAACACCGGGTAATACTTTCCCTGCAACTACCGATCCTACAGTTTCTGACATAGACGCTGCTTTTTACAATACTTTTACGACCCCTGACCGTTATACAAATCCCCATATTGAGGTAAGTGCGGCCTATAACACCCCCCCTTTACTAACGCCATCTGCCGCCACATATACTCAGGTATATACTTTTGAACCTTTGGGAGATATTTTAACCGTAAATGATCTGGTTGAAGTTACTCTGCCTATTCCTGTTTATTACCCCGTTACTCAAAGTTTCACTCCATACTCTATTGCCAAACCGGACCAAACCATATACGGCAATCTTGTTCTTCAACAAATTCAAGAACTTACGGGTGGTACCACTTACCAGAAAGGTCAGGTGGTTTACTGGAGCCCAACAGTGGGTGGAGATGGGGAACTTCACGTAATTTTGGAAAATCTTATCCTTGAGTCCAACTTGCCTTCGGTTGTTAACCCTCTGATACCCAATCTAATATCCGCAGCAATGGTGTACAGTACTTGGACAGTGGGTTCTTCCTACGTGGCCACGGTAGGTAACACCTATGCCCCTCAGATTGTAGAGTATAACTATACTCCAAGTGAGTTTATTCCCGACCCTTCTTCTCCCATTCCTGTAAATAAGCGCCCTGGTACATTCGTATGGGTAGTGGGGCAAAACTTTACTCTTCAACCCGCCACAAATGACATAACTGGGGCTCAAGCGGCTACTGTGCTAGGGTCCCCCGTTACCCCGTCTATTTTGGTATCTGGCAACTCTTATGCAGCTGGAACTTGGGTGTATACGCCACAAATAGGTTCAGGTCCCAACCCTGTTGCGGACCCTTACTATAACTATGTGGACCAGACTAAGGGCGTTGTAAATAAATATGCGTACGTAGTTGAAACTTTTACTTACGCACCAAATCAGAGGACCGTTAGCACTTATTTTGACACCTTGGTAACTCAAGGTATTGTGAAAGAAATTGTCGTGCAAAATGGAGACACAGGATTGCCCATATCCAAATACAATCCACGTTTCCCTGCTGGTGAGTATTTGGAGTACCGGTCGAGTGTTGGTAGTACTCCCCAATACTACATTGCAGCCACTTACTTTACACCCCCTAGTACAGATGCTGAGGTAATGGTTAATAAAGGTTTGATAATTCCCCTATACGTAAACACTAGTCAAAAGTCTCAATTTGTTGCCGAGTTAAACTCAGAAACCTCCTTGGTTAAAAATCCAACAAGGATGTTTACTTTTTTTAAAGGAGATAGGACTTTCTTCCGGCAAGGTAGTACAGTTCTCTCCTATACTGCGACTTCAAATGTAACCCCTTTGTTTGAATTTTACATATACTACGGGAACGGTACGTTTGTTTTGACTGACCAAGGACAACCTGGGGAGTTCCCCATAGCAAACTACATACCTTATTTTAATCCGGGATATAAAAGTTTTGCGGAAGACACCATTCTTTCGGAAGATGGTAAAAACTTGTACAGGGTTATGAAAGCTTTTACACCCAATGCCACTGTAACAAACTGGACTAACACTACAGTCGTAAACACTGCTCGAATAGAGGAATATGAGGGTAATTTGCTTCGGTATGTGAGAAAATATGTTTGCGAGCAAGATGTTCTTTCTCAGTTGGGTAGGGATATTTCCGCCATTAAACTGGGAGTTGCACAGATTACCTTGGTCCCCAAAGACAAAGGTCGATTTAGTAATTCCTTTAACCGTAGCGTATTTGTGTGGGAGAACACAAGTTCTATTCAAACCACCCCTCAGTTGTCATGGTACAGTGGTACCACATACGCATACAACCCCCCTGTATACAATGAGGGGACTTTAAACTTATAAAAAATGTCACAACAATTAACTCCGATAAATGGAGGGGTCGAGCAAATTGTTGCAACCACTTCAATCGTTACAGCAAACGTGCTCTCCCCGCAATACATTATTGCAAAGAATTTGCAACCGCGCCCCACTCAGTGGGTACCAGGAGGGCGTCCAATATACCGGAGACTTCCTGCGGTAAGTGAGACGTACCAGATTGATTTCTTCAACATTGTTGATGCCCCAAATACAGCCGTTGCCGCAAGAGAACAGGACATTGGTTATATATATGTCCCCTGGACTGAGAATAGTGCTGGTCCCACATCCATTGCAGTAAGCGCATCAAACTCCAAAGGAGACCTTCTTATTTGTGGCGGCAAAATAATATGGAAAAATGGTGGAACCCAAGTTTTTCCTACAATAGTTAATCTTAAAGATTTAGAAGTAGGGGCAGGAAGGTATTACCTGGCATACGAACTATCTTATGACAATTCCCCAATAGAGAAAATCTATACGGTTGAAAATTTTGCCCTTACTGGGCAACCTCTAACCATCACTGCAAGTACTGACAGCATAGTGGGATGGCGTTACCCTGCGGTTTCTGCTTTTTTAAACTCAAATGAAAACTTTTGGTCCTCAAAAGACACTTACTTCCCTACTTACGCTCAACCATCCGTTAGTTATTTGCAATGGAAAAGTAACCTCGGTCAAGCCTACTCTAACGTCACATTGCGG